AATTCAGCTTGCTGTAGCAACCCAGAAACTTCTCGACGTTAAACTCCAAGCTGGACTCTCCGACGACGATCCTATTTCAATCATGGCAGAACAAATGAGAGGATTCGTACTCGGCCAACAAAAACGAATCGACGCAGAACGCGCATCTCTCACGGAGCTCGTGAAGAAGAACAAGGAAACACTGCACGTTGCGATGGAAGCAGTAGACGTAGCAGACGATGACCTACACCGCCTACTCTCCGACTCCTACAACGATGAAATAAACACCATCATGGATGGGATGAGTGCGGAGGTACAGAGTCTCGTACTCACTCCACAGGTTTATTTTGAGCAAAGTTTAAACAAAATTGATGAGCTACGTAAAGAAAACTTCGAGTTCCTCGACCGATTCACCCGAAAGATTAACGTAGGCGAGGCCTCAACTGGTCGTGCAGGCTACCAGTTTGCTAACCTCATCGCGTACCGCCGGTCTCTAATTGACGGGGAAGTCGCAAAACGTTACCTCGAATTCGACAGAGACAACGCTGATGTACACGCCAACGTTGCAGATACTTTCGATGCAATCATGCTCGGGAAGTATGAGGAGCTCGATGCAGTAGGTACTCCTGCGATGGCACAAGGAGCACTCCGCCTCGAGGGGGCGACGATGATCCCCTCTGACCGCAAAGCCTTTGCCTCTCTGTTTGCAAATGCGGCCAAGCGTGGCTTAAACCTAATGGATAAAGAGTCTAATGGACAACTCTCACGTATCCTTGGCGATCTTGATCTTGATGGTGCATCTCCTTTGCGTCAGTGGCAAGAGCTACGGAGAATCGCACAGGAAGAGCCCGGAAGATTAACCAAGGGTCTCGGCCTCGAGGGCGAGGAACTTACGTTAATTCAAAGCAAGATGACAAAGATGATTAACAATATGCCGATGCTGGTTAACTCAGCGGAGTGGCGTAAGGTTAACTCACATCTAGGTAAAGTAATTCGTTCAACAGATGCAGGTCGACAGCAGGCTTACTTCGGTTTGTATGACCGGTGGCAAGCCGTCGGCAAGAAAGAGATTGACGGTGAGGTTAACGGTGGAGCATTCATGTCGGGATGGCTTACCGGAGAACCCCCAGAGGTAGTCGCAGACGAGGTCTACGAGCAGTTTCGTAGCATTCAGGATTACTACCGCACACAGGTTATCGACCGTTACACGCGGGATCGCCAGATTAAAACTTGGGACGCGGAGTTAAACGCTAAGGTTAAGGCGACATCAATGGGCCCCGCTTCTGCACTCAACGAGCTAGATGAAGACGAGCTTCTTGCAGAGTTTGCGCGGAGTTTTAGTAAAACGGATCAGGACAAGCTACCAACGAATTGGCTCGACCAACTATTCACACGAGTTAAAAAGAAAGCAAACGCAGAGGGTGCTCCCCTTTCTGGTTTTATGCTCTACGATAACTTCGAGAGAGCTCTCGCTAAAGTGGGTGGAGTTTACGACGAAGCCACCGGCGAGTACAGGATTATTTTTGATAGTTCTAACCCTGACGAGCAGTTTGTGGGTGAAGTTGGCAAGCAACTGCAAGCCGTCGTTACGCGACACATGCAGGGTATTCTAGCGGCTACCTTCCAAGAAGTTCTGGAGACAGACGCACGGGGTAATAAAATCTTTAACCCCAACTTGGTCTTGAAGTACGACGAAAACATGTTCCGTTCTATCTTCAATATTCAGGTGTACACTCGAGATAAAAACGGGGCTATTGTGCCCGCGATGAAGAACGGTGCCCCTGTACGTTTTATTAACGAAGAAGAAGTCTTCGGTGCGATAGGCTTAACAGCTTACGAGAAGAACCGCCTCGACCTCGTAGATGAATTCAAAGAAGCGGATGAGCTCGTTAACACGATGGAAGACGAAGTTATCGAGGCGATGACGGAGCGCGGACCCCGTGGTGAACCCATCGGTATCGAAGCTCTCGCGCAGGAAGAAATCGCATTTGTTAAGTCCGTACAGAATCGTTTGTTTGGAATGCAGGTCGATCTCGGACTCATCTCCCAAGCTCGTGGTGACGTCCGATCATTTGTAACAGAAACAGAACTTGAGTCCAGTCTCTACGATATGTTCATTAATCGTGATGGCAGGCAAGACCTCGCACGTCTACGCTCTCAACTAGCGGACGAGGGATATGACCCCGCATACATCGATAACTTTATCCAGAGATCAGTCAACAACCACATCAACACCAATACACAAGTGTACGTTGGTAACAACCAGATTCTCCGTGCCGACGGGGTGAGCGTCGACGCACCGCAGTACGAAGTTAGCGCACAGAAAATCTACGACATGATTGGTGCCCCAGACTCAGCACAACGAGCTCGCCTCGAGCAAGTTCTCGGAGCCGACGCAGTAGAAACATGGGGGCTAATTGCTGACACAATACGCAAGGTCGACCCCGCTCCTTCCGGATCAAATATTGACGCCCACGTGTCTTCAATATCCCTCGACTCCGTACTCTCTCGTATCTACAACATCAACCGAGGTGTCGTATCTGTTCAGTGGGTAGCCACAGAATCAATCATTCGTGCAAGCCGACAGCACAGCGGGGCATTACTACGAGCAATGTTAACAGATCGGGAAGTTGCGCGTCAGGTTCTCGATATTATCGAAACGAATAAAGTACCGGAGTACAAAACAGAACCTAAGTGGTTACGTGTTTTGTTCACGGAAGTTGTAGCGAGTGAAGCACGTAATGAATACAGTGCTCGCGATGAGGCCGCTAGCTTCTTCTTTGGTATTACGAATGAGAAACCCCTTTCCCTCCAAACTTACATGGAGCGTGGGGTGTCTCCGCTAGAACTCGGAGTGGGAGAAAGACTTCCCAAAGAGAGAGTCAGCACAGGGAGAGTTGATCCCTACGCTGAAATGGAAACACGGGTTGCGGCAGAAGAAGCTATGCCCGAAGCTAAACCTAGAAAACCCGGCCCTATTGAGGAGGAGTTCCGAAAGTTGGGTCTTAGTACTAAACAATTTGAATCGCAAGGAGTTCAACAATGAAGAACTATTCAAACTCGAGCCGCAAGCCGATGATGGCAGGCGGAAAAACAACTAAAGGCCGCTCAAAGATGATGGCTGGAGGCAAAGCAACCAAAGGCCGCTCTAAGATGGCCGCAGGTGGTAAGATGCCTATGACCACCAAGGACGGTAAGAAAGTCCCAGCTTTTGCGGCTGACGGTAAAGGTAAAATGATGGCAGGTGGCAAGACCACGAAAGGTCGTTCTAAGATGATGATGGGCGGCAAGAGCACCAAGGGTTACTCTAAGGGCGGTCGTACTATGTCTTCTACAGATGCATCAACAGCGAAGTCTACACCACCAAAGACAGGGATGGACGCGAGTTTACAGCGTCTAATTAACCAAGTAAGAAACAACTTGCCGCAGTTGAAGAAAGCCGCACCAAGCCTTTTCGGTAGCCGTGTATCTGATAAAGATAAAGCGTCTATGAAGAGAGCAAAGAAAGCTCCGAAGGACTACGGTAAGTAAGTCAAAGACAAAACAATAACAAAGACACCTACCACGCTTGGGCCCTACGGGGCCCTTTTTTATTCCGGTGCGTAGAGATTGTTGAACGTAACTGAAGGGTCCGTATAGGAACTGTGCCCCTCAGCAGAATGTGTCCACTGACTTGGTGCGAAGTCCGGTGCTCCTTCCCCTGTTCTCCAGAGGGCTGGACTCGTGGCACGTACACGGTTGTTTGGTAGTGCAACTACATTACCTTCCCACGGACCTTCCCCAGTAATATACAACACATGTGATTGCTTATGTTGATCTGGTGAGTCAGCAATGTCATTCTCCGTGTAATCCACAGTAAACAAATACCGAGCCTCTACAAACTCCCCGTCAATTTTTGCGACCCACGGACTTGAGCTCACGCGATCCAAAACAACCACACTGTGGTGACGCGATTCGCAGTCCCACGGCTGTGCATGATGGTCTTCCATACGAGCAGGCCATTCCTCAAGCGGAAGGTCCATCACGAGAGCTTGGATGGGCATCCTTGCCCACATCGCGCCACCGTGCACGTTTTCCAAGTCATCCTCGATATCTACCTCACACCCCGTAAAAACAACCTGAAACGACAGCGACCTGTCGGGTATTGTATTCACGGCAATCGCAAGAGCATGTAAGTACTCTCCGTGGTAGTCTTGGTGATTTGCGGTAAACTCTTTACGAACCCAGCATTTAAAGTACGGAATGTTGGACATTAGATATGACATCAGGTTCTTTCCTCTTTAATTTTATCCTGCAATGTACGGAAGTAATGCCTCACAATGTTACCAATTTTATGAGGATAAACGGGATCGCCAAGGTTGCGAAGAATACGTTCCATTCCCACTGTGTCCACGCAGTCCAAATTAAATTCAATGTTTCCATCACGGTTTAAGTCGATAGTGAAGGTGAGCAGTTGTGCTTTAGAATCGGCCATAGTTCACTTATTTCTAGGTTGTAACAGTCAGATTTAAAAGTAAAGTTATTACTCTCGTCCCTGTCGCCCTTCTTGTGTCGTACCGCTTTCTTAAAGTACTCGTCTTTTGAAATTCTACCAAGTATCCACGCAAGTTGCAAGCTATCTAACACACGCACGAAGATATATTCGTCACAGTCCTGTTTCGTACCGTGAGCGGCGATAGAACATTCGTAGTAAGATTTAGGTGGGGAAGTGCACCGTTTTGCTTTCACGTCGATTCTGATGCCCTGATCTGTATATAGATCATAATCGCGAGTATTGGCATGTGTATAATTCAAATAGTCACGGACGACTATCTCCCCGAGAGCCCCGGCAGGAGAACCACCACCTCGCGTGATGGACCCCTGTAACCCGATAGTTGTATTAGCGGTTAGGCGGGCTTCTTTAACTTGCTTTTCAGTTGGCGTGATCTCGATCATACGGTTTCCTAAATCTTAATTTGTTCCGTAGATCGTATATCATTTTATGAGCATCCGCAAGAACTTGCTTGTTACCCAACATAGGATTTAACTCACACGCTTCTATATGTAGCTTGAGTCTGTCCAACATCTTCTGAACCCGTGCGTCCGTCATGCGGCCTCCCAGCCAAAGTCACCTGCCATCCCATTCGCATTGTAGTCCGTCACAGTCCCCTCAAAGAAGTTCTTGTGACTCGCCCCATTGATTACCCAATCTAGCCACTCTACGGGGTTCTCCTTAACCTTCCAGTTACCTTTCAAGCCAAGCATGATAAGACGCCGGTCTGCTAGGTACCGGATGTACTGCTTAATTTCCTCCGCACTAACTCCTTCAATCTCTCCCATCTCGTACGCATTGTCGATAACTTTGTCTTCAAGAGCGACACCGCCTCGGAACATTTCGTAGATATCTTTCTTAAATTCGTCTGTAACAATTCTTGGATGCTCATCGCAAAACTCCCTAAATAACTTAACCATACCTTCACAATGCATACTCTCATCTCGTATGCTCCACTCAACAATTTCACACATGCCACGCATCTTACCAAACCGTTGGTAATTCAAAAGCATCGCAAACGCACTGAAGAGACTCATGCCCTCATTCATGACAGAACGAGCAATCGCCTTCGCAATCCCGGCGTGGGAGTGCATGTCAATCTCGCCCATGTAGTCTACCTTGTCTGCCATCGCTTTATACTCACGGAAAGCCGAGAACTCTGACTCCGGCAATCCGAGGGTGTCGTTAAGCAGGGCGTAGCTACGCTGGTGGACAAACTCACGGTTAGCAAACGATGTGAGCATTGCACGAATCTCGTTGTTCTTGAGCTTCGGAATGTAATACTCGAGGTAGTTGGTACCGACTTGCACGTCAGACTGTGTAAACAACTTGAGTATCTGAGTAATGTGGTGCTTTTCTTGTGCTGAGAGCTTGCCCCCTTGCCACTGTGCCACATCTTCTTGCAGTTTTGCCTCCCATTCTCCCCAGTGGACCTTCTCATGAGAAACTGCGTAATCGACAGCCCACGGGTATTTAAATGGTTTGTAAACCTTTGACTCTTGTAATAAAGACATCGTAAGTCCTTGTTTTATTTGTTGGAAAAAAAGGGCCCTAAAGGGCCCACAAAATGCCGGGGATCAATCCGGCAAGGGAGAAAACTTATATCCCACTACCTATGTTACGACGACTCGTCCTTCTCGTCAAGCTGTCTGAGTTTAATTTCTAGCTGTAATAGCTTCCAATTGAGATCATCAGCCTTGTCAAATTTTTTCTTGACCGAAGCTTTCAAGATCCGGTGGTAAATCTTTAACATTTTCTTCTGTAGTTTGTGCATCACCAAATATCCTTTCCCAGTTACGGTTGTACTTTTTTTTATCCATCGGACGGAGAGCAGAACCTTTACCGGCTCTCGTCCTCGTCATCTCTTTGTATCTCTTGTCCGTCTTCGTTGTCATTGAAGTCTCCGTTTAGTTGGTCGTACATGTCCATCATACCACTGAAGCACATCGGGCAAAGGCTAAAGGGGATGATCCCGATGTAGCCTTGAATGCCACCCTCAGACTCCATGTCAAACTCACAGTGACAGATACTACACTTGTTGTCCGGCTCTATCCCTGACATGACAAGCATTCCTCCGCGTCTTGTAAAGCCACTCTTTCAACTGCGACTCCAACCTTGTCTGCCTCGACACCCGCATCTGTGCGGAGGTAATAAAGGGATTTGAGTTTAGACTTCCATGCGCGAAGGTGTACCGAGTTAACATAAGACGCCGGCGAACCCGCAGGGAAAAATAGATTGACGGATTGTGCTTGGCAAACGTAGGATTGTCGATCACCCGCATGGTCAACGACGGCCCCTTGATCGATTTCATACGCAGTTTTAAAAACGTCCCTCTGTTCATCTGACAGAAACTCCAAGTGCTGAACAGAGCCTTGAGCATTAACGATACTTTTCCACGTTTCTTGAGTATTCTTTCCGAGAGCATCTAAGACCTCCTCGAGGTTTGGGTTCTTGACGAGGTGAGCACCTGCACGAGTACGATGGGTGTAAGCATTAGACTTAATAGGCTCAATGCTAGCACTACACCCACAGAGAATAGAACTATTAGCATTTGGAGCGATAGCGAGAAGGTGAGCGTTCCTAAGTCCTGTACCCTCCATGTCAGGTGCCTCACCCTTTTCTTTGCCAAGACGCAGACTCTCCTCATGAGCTCGTGCGTGTATGTCGGCAAATATCCGTTGGTTCGCAAACTTCGCGCCGAGGCCCTCCCACGAGATACCATTCTGCTGTAGATACCCATGCCATCCCATCGCCCCTAGGCCGATTGATCTTTCCCGTTTAGCTGAGTAAACAGCTTTTGATAACTCTGACGGTGCATTTCGGATAAAGAATTCAAGGACGTTGTCCAAGAATCGCACAAGGTC